TTATTGGCAGATGTACCACAGATACTTAAAGATATGGACTTTGTAAAAGCTACAAACCTATATGGTAATAAAGCTAAGGGTACTCACGCTAATAAGCAAATCAACTCTTGGGGTAGATTATTACAGGCAGATTGGCAAAGGTCATTTGCTCAAGGTACTGCAGAAGAAGATGCAATACTAAATCTACATACGTTAAGAAGTTTAGCTTATATAGAGGAATGTATAAAATGGAATGCTGATGGTAACTTTGATAGAGTGTCAGCAGGTATAATGTTATTTATCCTTAGGGAAGACAGGTTTAAAAGAATTAAATCTGCTATGGATAATCAAGACAAGAAATTTAAAAAGTTATCCAATGACCCTTTCTTCAAGAAAAATTGGAATAATGAGCACTTAAAAGCTAATGTATTTGATGAATTAAATACTAAATAGCTATTAGTAACTGCAAGGGAATTTATATAAAACTATATTTTCCCTTGGATTTACATTAAAATTATCGTATATTTATAGATTATATATATAACAAATATGGCACAAGTAAAAAATTTTAAGATGCCCCAGCAGCGTCTTGCTTACTCACGTAAGAATAAGACATGGAGAATCCAAAATCTGGATGCTGCAGATAGATACTCATTTTACTACAATGAGTCGGTGCGTCAGACATTAAAAAATAAAGTAGTAAACCTTAATCTGTATAATGGCATTGTTGATATACGGGACCTTACTGATACAGTAAACCCATATCAATTAAATGCTTCTTTTATACCAGATAACTTACCACATCATCCTATTGCCGTGCCAAAAATAGATTTGTTGGTAGGTGAAGAGAGTAAAAGGCGGTTTGATTGGAAAGTCATTGTGACTAATCAAAATGCCATTACAGATAAAGAGAACAAAAAGAAAGATGCTTTAGAGGAAAAAATGATTCAATATCTTCAAGCTAACTATCCTGAAGAGGAGTTAGAAGGAAAATTAAAGGAGATAGAGGATTATTTTAAATACGACTGGCAAGACATTCGTGAAAAAATGTCTAATCAAATTCTAAGACACTATTGGTCAGAACAAGAGTTTGATACTATATTTCTTAATTGTTTTAAGGATGCCTTAATAATGGCAGAAGAAATAGCTCAGATTGATATAGTTGGACAAGAGCCACTATTAATTAAGCTAAACCCTTTGAAGGTACATTCTGTACGTTCAGGTAATAGTGATAGAATAGAAGATTCATCTATTATTATTTTAGAAGACCATTGGGCTCCAGGAAAGATTTTAGATTACTTTTATGAGGACTTAAAGCCAGCAGATATAGATTATATTACTGAGTATGGTTCTAAGACATCTAGCTCGTCTTATTCTGATGATGGAGATAACCACACTTTATTAAGAGATAATCTTGAAGGTGGTAATAGTGTATTAGGAAATGGATTTGAATCTATCTTTAGTTTAGCTGAAATTAATGGACATCACTTTGGAAGTAACTTTACTGACGAGAATGGCAACATTAGAGTACTAAGAGTATATTGGAAGTCACTAAAGAAGATTAAGAAAGTAAAATTCTATGATGAAGAAGGTGAAACTCAATACAAGATTATGTCAGAGGAATATATTGCTGATGAAACTGTAGGAGAAGAAGCTAAAGTATTATGGGTTAATGAATGGTGGGAAGGTACTAAAATTGGTAAAGACATCTATTTACAGATGAGACCAAGACCAGTACAGTTTAATAAACTAAATAACCCATCTTATTGTCATCCTGGAATTATAGGAGAAGTATATAATACAAATCAAGGTAGAGCTGTATCCTTAATGGATAGAATGAAGAACTACCAGTATATGTATGATGTAATCTGGGATAGATTAAATAAAGCCATAGCAACTAACTATGGGAAGCTATTTGAATTAGATTTAGCTAAAGTACCAGATAACTGGGAAATAGAGAAATGGTTACACTTCGCTGTTGTTAATAAGATAGCAGTAGTTGATTCTTTTAAAGAAGGAAGACAAGGAGCTGCCACAGGTAAATTAGCTGGTCCAGTAGGAGCAGGGATTGGTGGTAGAGCAATTGATATGGAGACTGGGTCATATATCCAGCAACATATTCAACTGTTAGAATTTATCAAGATGGAAATGTCTGAGATAGCAGGGGTAACTCAGCAAAGACAAGGAGCCATTCATCAGAATGAAACTGCACATGGTGTAGAGCGTTCTGTTAATCAGTCAAGTCATATTACTGAATATTGGTTCTTCAAACATGAAAAATTTAAATTAAGAGTTTTAACTGCATTTCTTGAGACTGCTAAGATAGCACTAAGAGGAAATAATAAAAAAGTCCAGTACATTCTCGACGACCAAACTATTGAGATGCTCAATATAGAAGGGAATGAATTTGCTGAGGCAGACTATGGCATAGTGGCGACATCTTCGTCTAAAGCAGTGGAATTAGAACAAATACTTAAAAACAATGCACAAGCCTTTATGCAAAATGGTGGAAGTATGGGTACTATTATGGACATATACTTTAGTCCTTCTCTTGCAGATATGCGCAAGAAGATTGAAATTGCAGAAGAAAAACTCAACGCTCAGAACTCTGCTCAAGCTGAACAGGCTAATAAGATAGCTCAACAAGCTCAACAAGCAGCTGCTGAATTAGAACAAACTAAGATAGAGGTTGATGAGAGAAAGAATATTAGAGATAATGAGACGAAACTTATGATAGCTAATATGCAAGTTCAATTAGGTGGAGAGGATACAGATGGTGATGGTATTGCTGACCCAATTGCTACGGAAAGACTGGCTTTAGATAAAGATAAAGCTAAGGATGACCTTACAGTTAAGATGAAAAATCTAGACCAGCAGATGACCATGCACAAAGACAAGATGAGTAAAGAAGATAAGAAGATTGCTGCTTCAAAACAGAAATCAGCAAAAACAAAATAGCTATTAGCAACTGAGGGGTAAGATTAAGTTTTTACCCTTTTGGTTTGTTTTCAGCTATTTTATTTAGTATATTTGTAAATTAACGGGAGAAAAATTAAATTATGGAAGATGACAATTTAAATATGAGTCTTTTTGATGGCAACGACCTGGAGTTAAATCTAGAGTTAGACCCAGTAGACTTAGAAGGGTTAGCAGAAGGAGCTGAAGACCCAGCACCAGCACCACCAGGTGAGGGAGCAGAACTAACAACTCCAGAAGACGATATTACTGAGGATGAAGATACCTCAGATGACAATTCACTTGGTGAGGGGAGTACCCCAGAGGTAGTAACTGAGGAAGAAGGACACGAAGAAGAGGGTGAGGAACAAGACGATTCTCCCAATTTATATTCTTCCTTTGCATCTGTTCTTAGTGAACAGGGACTCTTACCCTCTTTTGACCTTCAAGAGAAAAAGATTGAAACTTTAGATGAATTAAGTGAGGCTTTCAAAGTTGAAATTAATAATCAAGCAAAACAATACTTGGTTAATAAAGTAGGCGAAGATGGCTATGATGCTTTAGAAAAGGGTGTATCCCTATCAGAGTTACAATCATATAATGAAACAACCAATACATTAGACAGCATTACTGAGGATAACCTTAGAGAAGATGTTGAAATGGCAAAAAAGATTATTCTACAAGATTATATTAATCAAGGTATGGACCAAAACAGAGCCATACGTATTTTAAACAAGTCAGTAGATTTAGGAGACGATGTAGTCATTGAAGATGCTATGGAGTCCTTAACTAGTCTTAAAGCTTATGAAGCTAAACGTATTGAAGGTGTTGCCACACAAAGAGCTGCTGATACAGCTGCACTAGTTAAGCAACAAGAAAAAATTGACAATGACCTAAAGAACGCTATCTATAATAGTGAGGAATTAGTTCCTGGATTAGGTAAAGTCAACAAGGTGATGCAAGATAAAGTATACCAAAGTATTACTAAGATTGTAGGTGAAAACAATGGGATTGCAGAGAATAAATTAATGCAGTCCAGACGTGAAAACCCAATTGAGTTTGATACAAAGCTATACTACCTATTCGAGCTTACAAAGGGATTTACAGACTTTTCTAAAGTTGTTGGTAAATCAACTTCAAAAGCATCACAGAATTTAGAGAAAGCTCTACGTACTAATAGGTTTACTGGAAGTGACGCACCGTCATTTGTAGATGATAAAGAGAGTTACGGAGGAATAGGTTCAGAATTAGTATTATAAATCGTTTAATAATAAAAACAGAAATTAATTAATTATGAGTTTAGGTAAATTTGTTATGACCAAAGGTAAATCTTGGTCAGGATTAACACTTAAGAATCATATTGGTGCTATCTTCGGAAGCCAACCGCAATTAGTTTCACCATTAACTACTGTTCTTTTACAGAACTCTGGGATGAAAAACTTAGATACTACGTTATCGCTTTTCCCTGAGAAAGTACTTGAGTCATCTGATGATTTTGTATGGAAAGTTGTAGGAAGTGATGAACGTAATATTGCATTGGTCTCTGCTGAGTATCAAGGTTCGACTGTGTTAACAGGAGATTCTAGCGTAGGTGCTGGAAGAACGGTTATTGACTTGATTTTTGCTGAGAAGTACTTTACTAAAGTACAGGTTTTAGGTGGTAATAAACCAGACCTTTATCAGTATAGAATTTTAGGAGAGCCAAAAGAGGATGGTGGTAATTACCGCTATCAAGTAGAAGTTTGGGGTGGACAAGAAACCCTAGGTGGTGTACCAGGTAGTGATTTAATCGCAGGAGTACGATTCAGTGTTGAATCTGCTTATGTAGAAGATGAACTATCTACTGAAGGTGCTGGTATTGCATTCACATCTCCATACTTACTTAGAAATAGTGTTTCTACACTACGTTTTGAGCATAAAGTATCAGGAGCTATGATTGACACTAAAGTTAAGCCAGTCTACTTCACAGGTATTGAAACTAGAGACCCTAATACAGGGAAAGTACATTCAAGTGTTACTTGGATGCAAGAAGTTTATTGGCAGTTTGAGAAAGCAATGTCTCGTGTTAAAGCACGTACATTAATGTTTGGTAAAACAAACAGAGATGAAAACGGACGTTTCTTAAACAAAGGTAAATCAAATATTGAAATCAAAGCTGGTTCTGGTATTAGAGAGCAAATGGAAGTTAGTAATACTACTTCTTACAACAAGTTCTCAATAGCAATGCTAGAAGATTTGCTTTCTGAATTAGCAGAAGGTAAGTTAGATTTTGGTGAAAGAAAGTTCATGATGAGAACTGGGGAGCGAGGAGCTACTCAATTCCATAGAGCTGTAACTACTGAGGCATCAGGATGGACTTCTGTAGGCTTTGATAATACAGGTACTGCTGCAATTCAGAAAGTAACTAGTAAATTCAATGCTAACAGTTATTCAGCTGGTTTCCAATTCACAGAGTGGAAAGCTCCTAACGGAATCCACGTAATGTTGGAAATTGACCCAATGTATGATGACAAAGTAAGAAACAAAATATATCACCCAGACGGTGGTGTTGCTGAGTCTTACAGATATGACATCCTTTACATTGGTTCTATGGAAGAGCCTAATATCCAAAAAATTAAAGTTAGAGGTGACGATGAGTTACGTGGCTTTAAAGCTGGTATTAGAGACCCTTTCACAGGACGTAGAGGTGGAGTAATGCAACATATGGAAGATTCTGCTACTATCACAGCGATGTGTGGTACAGGAGCAATGGTTAAAGACCCTTCTAGAACTGCAACACTTAAACCAAATATCTTAGAAGCTTAATAATAAGCAACTATATAAAGAGTAAGGGGAGTCTAAATGATTCCCTTTATTTTATTTTGTAAAAATTTTAAATCGGGAGAAATAATGGAAGAAACTAAAAAAAGGTTTACTTTACCTAATGAAAAGGTAATAGTAAAATTTATACCTAGAAAAAAAGGTATGGCTGCTAATGTAGCAGACAATCATGTCATATCAGGAGGTATGATGAATCGAGCAACTATTAAGTATCAAGCACCAATACAGCGTAATGGAGCAATTGCAAATGTATTGAGTTCAGATGAAAAAGCAACTTTAGAAGAAATGACAGGTCTTAATCTATCTGTTTATAAAGAATTCTTTGAAGAGTTTATGGTTCCTCTGAGAAAGGATGATGCTAGTAATATACTTGATTTATCACATCCAATGGATTACATATCTTATAAAATCTTAATGGCTTGTGGTGAAGTAGCCCCTGATTGGGAAGCTAGGAAACTTAATCCAGAGTATAGATTTGCTATTGTTAGAGAAGGTGAAGTGCAAGATGAGAAGAAGAAAAGACTTGATGTTAAGAAAGAAGCATTTAAGGCTTATGGTAGAATAGAAGACGATAAAGATAAATTAGTATCTATATTGAAACTATTAACTAATAAGGCTATCGCATCAACAAGTAAGTTGAAGTGGATACAAGGTCAAGTAGAGACTATTGTGGATGAAAGTCCTAAGTCTTTCTTAGATGTTGTTAATGATGCTAATTTTGAAATCAAAGCTTTAATAAACAAAGCTGTAGAAGCTAAGGTAGTAATTAAAGAAGGTGGACAATATAACACTGTTGATGGTGTACAATTGTGTACTCCTGGAGGAATTGCAACATTTGCAAATGCAGTTAGTTTTTTATCAGACGATAAAAATCAAGAAATAAGACTTCTTATAGAAGCAAGAATAGATAAGGCGTAAAAGATGACATCAGTTGTATATTTACATAAGAGATTAGATACTAATGAAGTATTTTATATAGGTGTAGGAATTAATAAATATAGAGCATCAAGTAAATTTGGAAGAAGTAATCACTGGTATAATGTTGTTAATAAACATGGTTATAAAGTGGAAATTTATTCAAAGTTAAATTCTTACGAAGAAGCTTTAAATTTAGAAAAGAAACTTATAAAAGAATATGGTAGATTATGTAATAAAACTGGTAAATTAATTAATATTACTGAAGGGGGAGATGGTATTGTTGGTATGAAACATTCTGAAGAATCTAAACTTAAAATGAGTTTATCTAATAAAGGAGTTTCATTAAAAGCAAGACAGAATGCTCTTAAAAGTAATAGTAAAAAAGTAATTGATGTTAGCAATGGTAAAGTTTATAACTCTATAAAAGAAGCGGCTAAAGATTCTTCTTATAGTTATACTTCTATATTACGATTTTTAAGTGGTAAATATAAAAATAAAACAACTTTAAATTTTATATAATAGTATGACAATATTAGAGTTTTCAAATGAATTTGATATAGCTTATAATAGTATAGCTACTAATTCTGCACCAGAGATAGATTTATATGAAAAGTCTGTTTATCTAACAAGAGCACAGCTTGAGTTGGTTAATCAGTTCTTTAACCCAAATGGGAATAAATATAGAGATGGATTTGAGCAGAGTTTGAAAAGAAGGAATGATTTGAATGAATTAGTCAAAGGAGCTCTCTCTGTTACAGAGGTAAACTCTTCTGATGGTTTAGAAGATAATTCCCAATTCTTTAAGGTACTAGATGAAGTCTATATGATTATCCAGGAAAAGTCCTTTGTGACTAGTAGTGATACTTGTGTAGATAAAACCTATATTAAAACTAAACCAGTAACACATGATGAATACAATATACAATTAGACAACCCATTTAAGAAGCCAGACAAAACTGTGGTATGGCGTTTGGATTATTATACAAGTGGTTCTAATAAAGTTGTTGAGTTAATATCGCCTTATACTATAACAAAGTATAGATATAGATACGTTAAGTATCCTTCCCCTATAGTATTAACGGACTTTGACACTACATTTCCTGGTGAAAGTTTAACTATAGATGGTGTAGCAATCAGTCAGACCTGTGTACTTAATGAAAGTATACACAGAGAGATTCTAAATAGAGCCGTTGAATTGGCTACTGCAGATTACAAACCACAGGATTTAGCAGTGAAAGTTCAAACTAATAATAGAAATGAATAATAACAATTAAATTAATTTTAAAATGAGTGTATTTGGACCAAACCAAGTAGAGGAATTAATTATAGGTAATGCAGTTGCTTCGGAAACTACATTGGCTACATTTATTTCAGCTGCTTCAGACCAAGAAATTAAGATACTTTCTGCTGATGGTACAGCTCCAGCTGCTGGTGAAGACTTTAAAGTCTATCAAAAAACTGCTGGTTCTGCTGCTAAAGGCTTAAACTATGAATTCTCTGATACTATCGGAGCTAATAACGTAGATGAAGTAATCTTAAAAACATACGTTGCAGAAGCACAAAAATCTGTAAGCGTAGAGGCTTTCGCCCCACTAGCTGCTAATCATACGTATGCTGTAGAGGTGAGACTATTTAATGACGGAGGTACTTTATCTCCTGAGAACTTTGCAACTATTACTGGATACTTTGTATCAGGTGCTAGTGCTCCAACTGCTGCTGCAGTACAGGCTGGTATTTTAACTAGCTTAAATGCTAACCTTACTAAAAGAGGTGGTGGTGAAATTACTGCTGTAGATGGTGGTTCTAATGAAATTGACATCGATGGTATAGCTCAAGAAGTAGTTCTTGGGAAAATTACTGGACGTCAAATTGAATTTGATGTAACTGCTAAAGTATTTGATAATACTGCTTTAAACCATGAAAACATTGCTACTAGTGTAGCTGCTGTAAATAGTGGAAATGTTCCAGGTGTTGGAACTGGTAAGTATGCACAAAACCTTGAATGGTTTACTAAAGGGTATAAGTACTCTGCTTACAGACAAACGGGTTATCCAGCTGACTTTGCAGGAGCTGCTAACTTTGCAAGTGCTGCAGGAGTATATAATGTAATCCATATTAAGTATAAGTCAAGTCGCATTTCTCCTACGGTAGAAGAGCAACCAAGAGTATTAACTATTCTTATTGACAAAATAACTGATTCATTGGCAAACAATGCTAGTACAAATGGAGTCTTAGATGACTTACAAACGATACTAGGAGCTGCTAATGTACCAGCTGATTTAGCTACAGCGTAATCATAAGATTACTTTTAGCTTAAACTTAATTATTAACATAGAGGGGAGTTAGAGGCAACTCTAATTCCCTTTTTTTATTTAACAAAGAAGATGCAAATAACTAAATTTACCATTAATTCTGATGACGGACAGATGGAAGTTAGAATAGAACAAGCAGATAAACTTATTGCTTTAAGATTATGGAAGAATCTTGATTATAAAGATTTTAGTCTTGCTATAGACCTTTCTTATATGTTAACTAGTTCTGTAACTGAAGATTTAGCTATCAGATTAGAGGATATAGGTGAGACTCAGTTTGACGGAGTTTATTATTTACAGGCAGAGGAAGAGGAATCAGTATCAATAGCTGTAACAGCAGACTTAACAAGATATAAAGAATGTATTTTAGATAAAGTAATTCAATCTAATTTGGGGAAACCTTGCTTGGTTGAAAATAATGTAGAAGTTATTAATGCCCACATGGTACTAGTTAATTTAGCATATGCAGTAGAGCTACAGTTTATAGATGAGATAGTAAACCTTTTAACCGCAATAAATGTATTCTGTTCTAATGAATGTAAGTCTTGTGGTGACTATGACAATTTAACTGATTATAGTAGTAGAGTATATAATGACTCTAGTTTTATAGTAGACCCAGGTAACATAGTATAATATATAAGATATGGCAATTAATTCAACATCAGCACAAATACTAGCAACTAGTTCAGCTAAAGCAGTAGCTAAGGCTATGAAGACAGGTAAACTCAATATGGGTCCTGTGGCGCTATATCATTTAATAAGCTATTATGCTTGGTATACAAAAGGCTTAACTGACTTTAATAAGGAGCATGAATTTCTCCTAGATAAATTGACACAAATAAAGGGAACATTCCCTAACGAAATATGTAATTATAAGACTATATTAGTAAATAACCCAGTGGTTACTACTAATAAAGCTCCTACAGCAGAAAATGAGTCCGTTAATATACTAACAGCTGACTCATATCAGTTTACGGTAGGTGACTTCTTTGGTCATTACGGAGACGCTGAGAGTCATGGATGGAAATTTTTACAAATATATCCGTTTGGATTAGTAAATGGATACCTATATAAGATAGCTACTGATGGTTTCACTAAAGAAACTGTTAGTGTTATCACTGAATATGATGTAGAAGGATTCTTAACTACAGATAATATTAACTTATATTATGAAAGAAACGTAGCTACTGTTATTGATGAAGACACATTTATTTTTAGAATATCAGATAATCCACCTGATTATTTATATAGTCCTATTTATAATATGGTAGTAAGTGCTACAGCACAAGCTGATTCAAATGCTACACCAGTAGTAGGAGATAATACCATATACGTTAGCAACAGAGTTGAAACAATACTTACTTTAGCAATGTTTACAACTGGTACTACAGCTCCTTATTCTGATGCAGAAGGTGATTTACTTGACGCTATTAGAATAGATGAAATATCTGCTGAGAATGTAGGTGAATTCCAAATAGACGGTGCAGCAATAGTTGTAAATGATATAATAACAAGAGAGCAAATTAATGCAGGAGACTTTAAGCACATTGGTCCAGACCAAGATACTGTAAGTTCTGATGTATTCTGTTTCTCTGCAAGAGATGAAGGCTCATTAACTTGGGTACAATAAAATGGCGTTATTTACCTATAAAAAGTAAAAAGATAATGACTAAGCTTTTACATAAGATAGGAAAAAATATGAAAGTTGGGGTATATTTAATTACTCCAGAATATACATTTAAAAAGCGGGATTTGAAGAAACTAATAGATTCACAATAAAGAAAATAAAATAATGGCAATATTTAATGTAACAATAGGTAGTTATGCTAATTTATCTCCTAGTCAAATAGGAGATATTACAATCAACTTAAATTTTAATGAGACACATACTTTTGGTATAGCTGATTTTACTACTGGTACAATACCAATATATGTAGACCCAGAAGGAGATGAAGTAGAGACTGTAAGGATAGAAACACTACCAACTTTAGGAAGTTTAGAATTATCTGCTGTTGCAGTAGTTGCCCTTGATGAAATAACTCTTGCTGATATAGTTGCAGGAAATTTAACATATGAAGCAGCTATAGGTGAGACAGCTGGTTATACAGATAATGATATGACCTTTGATATAGCAGATGATGGTTCATCTACATATTCAGGATTAACTCCTGGTATAGTTACTTTTATTGCTGCTTTTCAAGAGAATCAACCACCTTCAGAAGTAGGTGATGGTTCAGCAAGTACAGATTACGGAGTAACTCTAGTATTTACAGAAGCTATGTTTAGTACAGGTACTACACCAGTCTATGCTGACCCAGAAAATGATTTAGCTTATCAATTAAAAATAACAACTCTTCCTATATTAGGAGAGATACAATACAATGGAACGGCTGTTAATATAAATGATATAATATTATTTAGTGATATAGCTTTAGGATTATTAACTTATATACCAGACAATGCTGATACAGATGGGGATGTGCAAGCATTCACATTTGAAGTAGCAGATGCTGGTTCAGGAACATTTGTAGCATAATGGCAGATTTTTCAATAAATATAAGTAAAAAAAGTACTCCTGAGTATACTGTTACAGCAAATACTTTGTTTGATATAGATGGATGCATAACACCATTAACTACAGAGTATCCTGTTGGATTAATACAAAATACAGCAACATTAACCCCAGAGTATTATCTATTATCAGCATATACTGATGCTAGTAGTTGGAAGACTTTAAAGATAAAGAATGTAGTATACTCTAATGGACTTAACTTTTATCTATCAGATACATCTGTTAAGATACCTGAAGCAGGAGCAACAGTATATGATTTTGATGTAACAGGTCAAGCAGTAGATATAGCTATACCTAATTTTACAGTTACAACAGATGCTTATAACCTTACAAGTGCTACAATAACATTTGACCTAGCCATTGAAAATTTAGCTAGTGAGATTGATGCTTACACAACTGTAACTATAATGGCAAGTAAAACAAACTGTATAACACCTGTCAGTGATTTAATAGTAGCAATGATACAAGATGATGCTTGTGGGATACAAAATGATGTTAATGTATTTGTTCCTAGTGAAGGAGAAAGATATGTTGTTGTAACTAGCAATGATGCATTTGGTTCAACGTCAGATACAACAGCAGGAGAAACAATAACAACTGAGACAATGTATTCATTAATAATTGATGCAAGTGATACTGGTACTCCTTATTCTGAATATTCAACAGTAATACTATTAGTATATAATAATTCAAGCATGAGCACATTAATTGACTCATGGTCAATAACTAGAAACCACCAAGGAATAATTTGTTAATATGGCAAACTTTAATATAAATATAAACGCAGACGTAACTGATGATAATCAAATCCTCGGTGAAACAGTATCTATAGATGATATAATTTATTTAAGTACTGATGGAAAATGGTATAAGGCAGACGCTTCTTTACCTTCTAAATCAACTACTGAAATAAGAATAGCATTAGAGGCAGGTATTTTAGATGATACAATTAGCACTCTTGTATATGGATATCATACATTTACAACTATTGTATTTTCAGCAGGTACAAAATACTATTTATCAGATACTACAGCTGGAGATGTAACTAGTGTTGCACCTGTACCAAATGTTGCTAGGTATATGGGTACAGCATACAGTACTACTGTATTCTTGTTTAATCCAGACCAAACGTATTTAAGTGACAATAATAGAAAAATCAATGGCGAAGATATAAACTTCTCTCATACACATTTAGAAGCAAATATAACTGACCTAGATAAATATACACAGGCTGAGGTAGATGCTATGATAACTACGCTAGATTTAAGTGCTATAGAATCACGTGTAGTTGCGGATACAAGTAGTGTAATAGCATTAACAACTATTGGTGGTACTGCATCTAATTTTACATCAGCAAACACCAACACAGCGTTCACAATAGATAACACGGCTAATATATTATTTACATGGAATGAGGTGCTAATAAACACCGCAACAGAACCTGTTATTACAGGCGCAACACAAGAAGGTGGTATTGCATGGACAACAGGTGATTTATATTTAATTGTTGTAAACAGACGCACACACGTATCTTATATGTACCAATCTAAATCTATTGGTAGCGGTGGTACACTTACTTTAGAAGGTTATAAAGAATCAGGTGTCACAGCAGATGGAACTTTAAATGTTTTTGTTGGTGATGATGATTTATCAGGTAATGGTCATGTATTGGGAATTTTTGATGATACAGGTCAAATTTTCTTAGGTGAAACAGCAAATGGAATAGGTATAGATATACTTACTGGTTTAGGTACAGTGACCAAAAACGGAAACGAAATAGTATCGTTTGGTGAAAATTGGAACGCAACAACTAACACGCCAACTTTAGCTAATACAGATACAGCGGTTAAAGCCTTAGAATACATTGTTAGTGTTGCAGGAACACAAGACTTTGGTGCAGGTAATATAACATTTAGCGTAGATGATATAATTGCAAATGATGGTACTGTATGGTATAAGAAGGTAAATAATAATCAAAGCGGTGGAGGTTCTCAAAATCTTCAACAAGTTACAGAT